TTATAGCTTTGGAGGCTCCGGCCACAGGATATCCCCGGCCAGAACCTGCTCGTCCGTGAGGTGTGCCGGGAGGTCCCGGAGGGCTTGCCGGTAGGCCGCCCAGGCCTCTGGCACGGGCTCGCCCCGCTCGTAGGCCCTGGCCACCACCCAGTCCGTCTCCGCCAGGCGGCGGTCCCGCTCGGTCCGAAAGGCCGCCCAGGCCTCCCGGATGCGGTCCTGGTGGGTTTTGATTTTTAGTCTAGCCATCCAGCACCTCCTCGCCCAACTCAGGGGGCTCAACCCCCTCATACCAGCGGAGGAGGACCACCTCCAGCGTCCTGTCCTCGGCGCACCGGGCAGAGATGAGAGGGGAGAACTGGAGCGTCTCAGGCTCCACCCCTGCCACCTCGTCCCCAGGCTGGAGGGCAGAGAGGTCGTAGACCTCCTGGCCCACCTCCTCCTCACCCCGGTATAGGGTGGTGGTGAGGACCCTCCCGGTCCAGCTATAGCGCAGGGTATGGCCGGGCAGCCCTACCTGTGGGATGTACCGAACCCGAATCATTTCCACCTCCCGATGGCGATGTAGTTGAACCAGTACGCAGTACTGGTGTACACAGTCCCGTCTGCGTAGTATTTCCGGAACCTCTGTTGGGTAGTGCCATACCCCCATTGGGAATCCACGGAGATATGCCCAGGTGGCCAGTCAGATAGGGTTACCACCACCGCCGGGGGCGACACAAACGCCGCAGGGTAGATGATGGTCTGAGGGTCTGGACCAGCGCCAACGTTTACCCCCCAGCAGATTTGGGCCCCATCCGCAAACCGAATGTAGGAGCCGTTAGAGTTGGACCCATACATCACACCGGCCGTGGCCCAGGAAGACCAGGTGCCCCCGGCGTACTGCCGCCAATAGATGCCAGGGTCGGCGCTTTTAGGGACGTACACCTGGGTGGTGGCCCCCGATGTTTTGAGAACCAGCAGGTGCCCCTGCTGGGTCACGGCGGGCGGCGTGTTGGCGCTGCCGGTGCCGAAGGCCCCGCTCGCTATCTCATATGTACCCGCATTGGTGAGGGTGTTCCAGTCTACGGCGCTGGTCACAGACCCCCTGCTCAGGTACGCGTCGGCGCTCGCGAGGGCACCGCTGGCATTGAGGAGGGGCACGCCGTTGGCTTGGCCGATGGGCAACTTGCCTACCCCGGTACCGCTAGCCAGCCCCCCGAGGAGCCAGTCTCCGGGGGAAGGCGTGATGGTAGGGGCGTTGCGGACCGCATCTAGCTTCGCCGCCGTGACACTGCCGTCTGGGTGGTCTAATACTGGGGCGGTGCGGTGGGCAGAGAGGGTTGTGCCACCCTGATTGGTTTCCAAGGTGCCTACACGCCCCGCGAGCCCGGCCAGCGTGTCTGGCGGCGTGGCGTCCCAGGGCAGGCCCAGGATGTCCGCAACGCGGTTTTTCAGGCGCTCAGTGCGGTTCAGAAGGCGCTGGAAGAGCACCTCCAGCGGCCCGATGCGCCGCCCCTCACCTGGGACAGGCACTTCAAAGTCAGTCTCCCAGCGGTCTTCAGGTGTTAGTCTTTTCGGCATCCTTACCTCCTATGGGTATATCTGTATGGGCTCAGGACCCCAGACATCGCCGTCTTCATCCCACACCGCTCCGTCATCCCAAACATCTCGGGGCCCCGGGATGTAGTAGATGGATCGCACGCGGGCATGAGCGGGCTTCACTTCCCGCACCAGGGCGGGGATGCGTTCCAGCTCCACCCCGTTTAGGGTGTAGTCCCAGGAGGTGTCGTCGTCCCACGCTCCCACCCCGTCGTCCCAACGGTCCGTGGTGAACTCTGGGCGGTAGGGCCAGAGGTAAAGGGAGAACTCGGCCCAGATGGAGGGGTCGTCTCGGAAGTGCTCGTGGATGTGGGCCTCGTAGCCCGCCGCCTCCAGCCACAGACGCATCCCGGGCAGGGTGCCCCCGAGGAGCCAGAAGTGCGTGGCATACACCACCCGATTCCGGAAGGCGGCTTCCAACTCCTCCCGGAACGGGGACAGCCCCCTCCCCCGCCCCACCTCCTCCAGGAACTTCCCCTCGGCGTACTGGGGCAGGGCCTGGCGGAAGAGGGCCAGGGTCTCCTCCACGGCGGAGGCCTCCAGGGCCCCCAGCATCCGCACCGTCCCGTCCGCGGCCCCGCCCTCCCGAGGGTAGCGCCCCGGGGGGAGGAGGGACAGCAGATGGCGGTAGAAGGCCTCGGCGAGCTCACTCAACTACGCTCACCTCCCCGGGGACGAGGAGCTCGTCCTGGGCCGGGACCACGGAGGCGGCCGGGGTGAGGACCTCCACCGCCTCGAGGCCCCCATAGTCGTGCAAGCGGTCCATGAGCCGGGAGGGCCAGAAGGGCTCCCCGATGTCCAGGCCGTGGAGGAAGTCCAGGGCACAGGAGCGCCAGGCCTCCAGGGGTGGGCTCCCCGGCAGGCGGTGCAGGCGGAGGGAGAGGTTGAGGGTCCTAGGGGTGGGGCCCCGGACCAGGGCGTCCGCGGTCACAGGGCGGCGCTCGTCCACCAGGGCCTGGACCCGGGCGATGAGCTCGGGGGAGGGGAGGCCTCGGGCCGGGGCGATGACCACGTCCACGGTGCCCTGGCCCCGGGGGTGCTGGTCCAGAACCTTCACCTTCCGCACCTCGGGCACCTCCAGGGCCCAGCTCATGTAAGCGTGGTAGGTGCTCCCCCGGCTCAGAGCGGGCCAGGAGAGGAGGAGGCGAGCCCGGAGCTCCTCGTCCGTCTCCTCGTCCTGCCCCGCCTCCAGGACCTCCACCACCTCCAGGCGCTCCAGGCCGGGCACCACGGTCACGGGGTAGAGGACCGCCCCCACGGGCAGGGTGTAGCGGCTTCCCACCCCCTCGCTCACCCCTTCCACCAGGGCCTCGGGGGCGTAGGGGCCCTGCACCCGGTAGCGGAGCTCCCCCAGGCCTACCAGGGCCCCAGGGGGGAAGGTACCGGAGGCCGAGGCCACGCAGCGGAGGCGGAGGCGGGCGGGACGGGCGGGCTTCCGCTCCAGGCCCATCCCCTTCGCGTGCTCGTCCAGCCAGGCCCCCGTGGCCCGGGTGACCAGGAGCTGGGGAGCCAGGGCCCGGGCGAAGGCGCGGGCCTCCAGGGAGGCCTGGGCGGCGAGGCGCAGGTAGGTGCCGAACACACTATAAGCGTCCGGGTCCCGCACGGGGAAGCCCTCGGGCAGCAGGGCCACGAGCCGCGCCACCTCCTCCTCCAGGTCGGGTAGGGGCGGGATCAGGTCAGCCACGCGTCACCTCCAGGGGCCAGGGCAGGAGGAGGCTCAGGGCCTCCTCCGTGAGGCGGGCGGTGAGGCGGAGGCCCCCCTCCGTCCACTCTCCCCAAGCCTCCAGGACCCGGGGGTCTTCCAGAAGGGTCCTCTCGGCCTCCTGCAGGACCTCGGTGCGGGTGAGGTCGTCCAGGGGGGCCCCCACGTAGTCCAGGAGGTCCGAGCCCTCGAGGGGGAAGGCCCAGTGGCTCCCCCGGGGGGAGACCAGGCGGGCGAGGAGGTCCTGCCTGAGGACCTCCATCCCCTCCGCCAGGGCCGCGTCCCCCCTGGGGGAGAGGAGGATGTCCCCGTCCTGCCACTTCCAGTCCCGGTACATGGCTCACCCCGAGTAGACCTTGGCGCTGCCCCCGATGATCTGGCCCACGGCGCTCCCCACCTGCACCGGGTCCCCCACCCGGGCCACGGGGGGGCCGCCCCCGGCGAGCTCCACCCGGGGGGCGTCCACCCGCACCACCGCCGTGCCGTAGAGCTCCACGGCGCCGTCGGGCTTCAGGCGCAGGTGCACCCCGGGGGCCGCCTGGACGTGGATCTCCCCGTCGGGGCGGAGGCGGACCCAGGTGTCGGCGTCCCGCTGCACCAGGTACTCCCCGGGCTCCACCTGGGGCACGCTTCTCCCTTCGGAGAGCACCCCGTCCACGTAGGGGTAGGCGGGGTTCCCGTCGTAGTAGGCCACCCGCACGATGGCCCCCACCTCGGGCAGGGCGTAGACCCCCCGCCCGTGCCCCACCCAGGGCACGTCCAGGGGGACGTCCCGGAGGAAGGGCCGGGTGGGGTCGGGTCGGCCGTCCGGGGTGAGGGGCTCCAGGTCCACGCTGTAGCGGCACGCCCCCGGCGGGCCCGCCACCCCCGCCTCGGAGCGCACCGCCACCACCCTCGCCTTGTGCGCGAGATGGGTTCGGGCGGCGAGCTCGGGCCAGAGGGCCTCCACGAGCCGCCTCAGGGCCAGGTGGAGCCTGGAGGTCATACCGCCCTCCCGTAAACCTCGTGCACGGCTTCCCGCCCGGAGAGGTGGAGCCGGTGCTCCACCACCCTCAAGACCCCTCGGAAGCCGGGGTGGTCCACCTCCACGAGGTGGTACAGGCGGAGGCGGGGCATGGGGGGGAGAAGCAGGTAGTAGCGCCCCTCGGCGAGGCGCCGGAGGACGGCCACCTCCTCCGCTACCCGGTGCCGCACGGAGGCGTGGGGGCTCCCGTCCAGGGGGCCAATGTAGAGGGTCCCGCCGTCCAGCTCGTGGAGGACGTCCTCCTTCCCCCAGGCCCTCAGGGCGTGGAGGGCGGCCTCCCAGGCGGGAAGGCGGGGCAGGGCGTAGTGGCGCTTGGCCTCCCCCTGGCTTTGGATCTGCGCCTTCCCCCCACAGGCCCCCTGGACCCAGCCCAGAACCTCCTCCAGGCGGACGTCCTGAAAGCCCTGGGGCCCCACGGGCCGCCGCCACTCGGAGAGCCCCCAGAGGGCCCACTCCTGGGCGGGCAGGCGGGCCACCGCCTGCCCCATCAGGAGAGGCTCGTCGTCCACCACGAGGCGGGAGGGCGGGCGCTCCAAGCCCCGGAGGAGCCCCCACCGCCAGGGGACGTGGGGGCTTTCCGCCACCTCCACCAGGGAGGGGACGCCCTCCGGGGTCCTGGGCCTAGGCAGGTGGAAGAGCCTCACCGGCCACCTCCCGCCGCGGCGGCGCCCGCCCGATCCCCGGCGATGAAGCCCTGCAGGAAGGCCGGGGGCTCCGCGGGCTTCCGCGCCTCGCTGTTCCTCCGGGCCTGGGCGCTCCCGGGGGGCGGGCCCGCCACCGGGCCTTGGGCCGCGGCCTGGCCCAGGGCCTTCCCCTCCTCCGCGTTGGCCTGGGCGATGGCCTCCCGGGGCTCCACCTGGGTGAGCTCCAGGACGGCCTCCATCCCCTCCTCTCCCCCGAGCTCCCGGGTGATGAGCCGGGCGAAGAGGGCCTTCTCCACCCCCCGGGCCGCCAGGTGGGGGTGGACCACCCGGAGGGGCTCGGTCTTGCTCTTGGCGAACTTGGCCTGCAGCTTGCGGGCCTCGGCCAGGGGGTCCTGACCCGCCAGGCGCAGGGCGATCCGCACCCGGAAGTCCCGATACCCCCGCATCACGTGCACGTCCCCGGCCCGGTTCTCCCGGGGGATGGACTCTATGGAGTTCTCCCCTTCCACCTCCACGGCCACCACCACCCCGGGCATCTCCTCGCCGTCCAGGCGGAGCCGGTCTCCCGTGGCGAAGCGCAGATAGGGCATCTAGGCCTCCAGGTAGGGCAGGAAGAGCCGCTTGAGCTCCTCCAGGAACTCCTGGGCGTCCCGCACCCCGGGGAGCTCCAGCCGCTCTATGCGGATCACCTGCTGGACCTGCCTGGCCTCCCGGGAAGGGGCGGCCCCTGGGGGTTCTGCGAGGGTCCGGGAAGGAGGCGGAGGCACCTCGGGGACCTCCACCCCCACGGGAAGCGCCGCCTCGGGAAGCCGGGGCAGGGGCACCTCGGGAATGAGCGTCTTCAGCCGGGGGGTGGCCGCCTGGGCCAGGGCCTCCGCCTGCTGGGCCACCCGGGGGGCCATGTTCTGGAGCCCCACGGCCAGGCCCAGGGCGGCCATCATCCCCAGGTGGGCCATGACGCGGGAGGGGGAGCGGATTCCAAGCCGGCTCCTAATGGCTTCCCAGACGGAGGAGGCCAGGTTCTCCACCGCCTTCACCGGGGCGAACGCCCAACTCTTGATGCCCTCCACCAGGCCCTGGACGAGCTGCCCTCCCACTTGCTTCATGCGGTCCACGAGCCCCCGTAGCCAGGCCAGGGCTTGCTCCAGCCCGCTCCGGATGGCGTCCCAGGCCACCCCGCCGAGCCTCAGGGGGACGGAGAGGACCGCCCTCAGCCCTTCCCAGACCCTGAGGGCCCCCTGCCGCGCCCGGTCCAGGTCCAGGGTGAGGAGGCCCACCACCACGTCCACGAAGCCCCGGATCACCCTCACCACCCCGGCCAAGCCCTCCCCGAAGATGGGGGCGAGGCGCTGGAGGAGGCCCCGGAGGAAGCCGAAGAGGAAGCCCAGGCCGAACCCCAGGGCGTACATGACCCGGTCCCAGGCGGGGAGCACCCCGGCCAGGGAGGCCTGGAGGCTCTCCCCCACGGGGCGGAAGAGGCCCGCCAGGGCCTCACCCAGGCCCCGGAGCTCGGCCAGGACCGGGGCGAAGGCCCCCCGTAGGGCGTTCAGGGTGTCCATGACGCCCTGCCGGAAGGTCGCGCTGGCCTGCCAGGCCTGGCGGAATAGGGCCACCGTCCCCGCGAGGGCGGTGAGGAGGAGGCCCAGGGGGTTCAGGAGGACGGCCCGCCCCAAGAGGAGCAGCGCCCGCCGGGCGAGGGTGGCCCCCTGGGCGAGGGCGCCGAAGGCCCCCCGGAGGAGGCCCGCCGCGCCCAGGCGGGCCATCTCCCCCCGCAGAAGGGCGAGGCTCAGGGAGAGGCCGCGGAGCTGGCGCGTGAGGCTTCCCGCCGCCCCCTGCAGGGCCAGGAGGCCGAGCCTCGCCTGGGCGGAGGCGAAGCCGATGGCGGCCAGGCTCCCCACCACCAACCCCCCGAGGACGAGGAGGCCCCCCAGGACCCCGAGCACCCCCACCACCGCGCCCCGCAGGAGAGGGAAGCGCTCCAGGAGGTCGGAGACGCGGTTGATGAGGCCGGTGAGGCGCTCCACCACGGGGGTCACGACGGGCAGTAGCGCGTTCCCCAGGACGATCCACACCCGCTCCAGGGCGTTCCTGAGGAGCTGGAGCTGGTTTTTGAGGGTCTGGCTCCGGTTTTGGAACTCCTGGAGGACGCTCCCCGTGTACCGGGCGGGGTCGGCCACCAGGCCGAGGGCCGTGCGCAAGGTCCCCAGGGACCCCACCAGCTTGGCGATGTCGTCGGCGTACTCCATGCCGAAGAGGTCGGTGAGGAGGGTGAGCTGGTCGGGAGCGGCCCGGAGGCGGTTCAGGAAGTCCAGGATGGCCCCGGCGGCGTCCCGCCTAAGGGCCTCCTGGAGCCCCCGCGCGGTGAGGCCCAGGCGGGCCAGGGCCTCCTGGAAGGCTTTGGGCTGGGCGGGGGCGGTGGCCAAGCGCTGGAAGAGGGCGTTGAGGCCCGTGGCCGCCACCTCGGGGGCGGTGCCCAGGGCGAGGAGGCTCGCCCCGAAGGCCGCCACCTGCTGACCCGTGAGCCCCAGGAGCTTCCCTGTGCCGCCCACCCGGCGGAGGACGTCCAAAATCTCGGGGGCGGTGGCGGCCATGTTGTTGGAGAGGTAGTTGATGGCGTCCGCCACCCGCATCACCTGGGGCTGGGTGAGCTCCAGGACGTTCCGTAACTTGGCGAGGGCGTCCCCCGCCTCTTGGGCGGTGATGCCGAAGGCCACCCCCACCCGGGCCGCGTCCTGGGTGAAGCGCACGAGCTCCCCGAAGGGGATGCCCGCCTGGCCCGCGGCCGCGGCGATCTGGGTGAGCTCGGCGGCGCTCATGGGGATGGTCCGGGTGAGGGCCAGGAGCTCCCGCTGCAGGGCCTGCAGGGCCGGGAGAGGGGCGTCCACCACCTTTCTGACGTCGGCGAAGGCGTCCTCAAAGCGCATGGCCGCCCCGGTGGCGAGGACCAGGGGGGCGGCCAGGGCGGCCCCGGCGGCGGTGAGGGAGGTGGCGGTCTGCAGGCGCTCCAGGGCGGCCCCGGCCCGCAGGGTGGCGCTCTCTATGGCCTGGATGCGGGCGGCCACCGCTCCCGCCGGACCCGAGACGCGGTCGGCGAGCTCCATCAGGACCTGGAGGCGGAAGAGGGCGCCGGTGAGCATCTAGGGCCTTCTCAGGGCCATCTGGACCAGGGCGGGGTCTTCCAGGTTCACCACCACCCCGGAGAGCTCCCGCCGCTCGGGGATCCAGAGCACGCCCCGCGCGCGGAAGTACCTGCGCCGGGGCTCGTAGTGGGCCCCGAGGAACGCCTGGGGGTCCAGGTACTTCTCCCGGATGAGGTTCACGTCCCCGCCAGGCCAGAAGTCGGCCTCCAGGGGGGCTTGCCGTATCTCAAAGTGCAGGTGGGCCAGGTAGGGGCGGGCCGGATCCCCCTTGCCCACGCTCCCCACGGGCTCCCCGGCGAAGAGGTAGTCCCCCTCTCGGGCCGCCCGGTGGGCCAGGTGGGCGTACTGGGTCCAGAAGCGCCCGAGACCCGGCAGGTCGTGCTCCATGAGCACCACGCTCCCCCACACCCGGTGGAAGGCGGAGTGGACCACCCTTCCCTCGGCCACGGCCACCACCGGGTAGCCCAGGTCGGCGTCCCCGGAGGAGCCTTGGAGGTTGATGTCCACCCCGGGGTGTTGGTCGGGCCGCAGGCCCTGGGCCCGGCGCCACTCGGGGTAGCGGGGGTCAAGGAAGCCCGCGTCCACGCGGTTCAGGTCCGGCGAGGGGGGGAGGGGCCAAAGCACGCGCATAAAAACCTTAACCCCCTGGGCTTTCCCAGGGGGCACTTCTGGCACTCTAACCTTATTTTAGCCCTGAGCTTGGTCCTTGGCAAGTACCTGTTCAGGACACTCACAACCCCAGGGGGTGGGGTGTCTAGGGGTCTCCTCCCCCCTTCTGTTCTTGGTCTTTCAGGCCACCCTCGCTCCCGTTGAGGGGCTCCATGAGTTCTTTAAGGAGCTCCCTCTTTTCCTCCTTCTCCCGGAGGTTGGCCTTCTTGCCCGTAAAGAAAGCTATGAGAACGCCAGAAACGGAAGCGGCAACGGTCCCCAGGGCGTAGAGGGATTGCCCCTGGCTCACCATGTGGTAGCCAAGGGAAGACACGGCCACTATAAGTAGCGCCGCCACCAGAATGCTCCCCATCTCCCTGCGGGCGATATTGGAGACCATCTTCCGCTCAATCTCCCGACGATGCTCGCTTTGGCGCTCAAACTGGGCCAGAATGCGTTCAGCTGCCCCAGGAACGATTTCGTCGTACCCCCTCAACATCTCCGGAGGCGGGAGAGGTCCCCTGTAAAAGACGCTGATCAGATCCCCCTTGAGTTTCCTACTCAACCCCTGACCGTCCTTGGGAGCAAGACGAGCAAGAGGTTCTAAAAGCTCGGCGATATGGGGGTCTTCTTCAGCCAGCCTCTGGAGGGCTCTGAGAGCCTCCTCGGTTCTTGGGTTCAGCGGAGCCCGCTCAGGGACGGCTTCCTCAGGGGACCCGTTGTTGGGCTCACTCATCGCCCTTGCCTTCTGCCAAGCCAAGGATGATGGCCAGAAGCACGGAGGCGGCCAGCTCCCTCTCGCTGGCCCGGTTAACCTCCCCGGCGAAAGCGGCCTTGAAGTCCTCGCCAATGGCCGCCCAGTCGGCCGCGATAGCTAGGAGGTCGTTGATCTCTCCAGCCTCGCCGGGCTCGCCCAAGAGGTTGAGTTCCGAGGTAACCCCGGCCAGGTCAAAGGGGCGGGACAGAGACTCCGCCAGGGTAGGGAGCGCAAAGAGGTACGTGCTGTACTTAGTAGCCCGGTCCAGCCCAGTCATACCCATCCCTCCCGCTGGCTCCACTCTAGCCCCCCTCGTTCTCACTTGCAAGCCGGGGGATCACAAACTCGGGGAGAAAAGGCCCTCAGGCGTATCCCGGCGGTACAGGTCAGCTCCCCATACTTCCTGATGGGGTTCGGATAGGTCTTGACAACCATGAGAACGCGCTCCAGCGGCATGTTTAGAACAACGGCTCCATCCCCCCCTTCGGCTTCGCCGTCCGGACTTCCTTGGGCTCGTAGCTCACGTTGAGGCTCCCGAGGGGAAGCTTGGGCGTGGCCCCGCTCAGAAGTTCCTCCACGGTGAGGATCTGGAGCCTCGGGTAGGCCTGACTCCCCCAGGAGTACGAGCCCGCCTTAGCCGCCTCAAGCAACATCCCCTTAGTGGGCTCCTTTAAGGTGATGAGCAAGCCAAAAGGGGGTCCCCCTTGCCGATGGAGCCCACGGGCTCCCCGGCCATCACCCAGTCTCCCTCCCGCACCACGGCGAAGAGGAGGTGGGCGTACTGCGTCCAGAACTTGCCGAGGCCCGGCAGGTCGTGCTCCAGGAGGATGATCTGGCCCCAGACCCGGTGGGCGCGGGCGTGGACCACCCGCCCCTCGGCCACGGCCACCACGGGGTAGCCCAGGTCTCCATCCCCTGAGGTGCCCCGCAGGTTCAGGTCGGCCCCAGGATGCTCGTCCGGGGGGAGCCCCATGCGGCGGCGCCACTCGGGGTAGGCGGGGTCCAGGAAGCCCGCGTCCACGCGGACCCGATCGGGCTCGGGGAAGGGCCAGATGAGGCGCATGGGCTGAAACAAGCTTTGCCCCCCGGTTTCCCGGGGGACACTTCTGCACCTTAGCTCAAGTTTAAGGCGAATCCTGGGCCTTGTCTAGGGGGCTCGTCTAGGGGGCTCGGAGCCTGCGGGCCAGCTCGGCCAGAAGGGCCGCCTGCTGGGCCAGGACCTCGGCCAGAAGGCGGTCCTGGCTCCGCCGAGGAGGTGCCGCCCGCAGGTGGCCAACGCCCAGGCGTTTGGCCATATTGTGCAAGGTGGTTTTGGGCACCCCGGTCTTGCGGGAAATCGCCTTGTAGCTCAACAGCTCCCCCCGGGGCCCCCTGATTTCCCCTTTGAGCATCCGCTCCGCCAGCGCCCGGTCCCCCCGGCCCACGGGGGAGAAGGTCTGGGCAGGCGGGGGGAAGAGGGAAGGCTGAGGGGAGGGAGAGGCAAAGAGGGCGGGCTGGGGGGCCATAGAGGAGAAGAGGAGCCGGTCCAGGGTCTCAAAGGCCCAGCGCTGGAAGGCGATGACCCGCTCCCGCTTGGCGGGGTCCTGGATGCGGCTCGTGTCCATCTTGGCCAGAACCCCCAGGACCCCGGGACGCTGGAGGAAGGCCGTCTTGTGGGGCACTCCGTCCCGCGTGGTCATCAAGACCACACGGTAGTTGGAGAGCACAGGGTCCCTATCCACTAGACCGTACAGATTCTTCCGCTCGTAGCCCAACACCTCCCCCAGCCTAGCCATCGGCACTGCCACCTCCGTCCGCCCCCCAAGCTCCAACCAGGCCACAGGCAGACGGGTGCCCAGGGGAGTCTCCAGCTCCTCCACCTTCTGAAGCCGGACCATTTGGGCTGTCATTCCTCCTCCTTCAGAGCTTCCCACGCTCCGGCCAAGAGCACCCCCAGGGGCAGGGCGCCGTCTGAGGCCCCCTCCAGGTACACGTCCCGGAGCACGTCCACGAAGCTCTCCCAGTCGCCGCTACGAGCCGCGTCCCAGGCCTGGTAGAGGAAGGGGCCGAGGCGGTTCCACACCAGGGCCTCGGCCGGAGGAAGGTGGAGCTCGGGCCTCTCCCGCGCGGCGCGTATTATGGCCTGAAACCGGACGCTTGTGGTATCTTGCATACGTCCTCCTTTCGGAGACCCAAGAGGGGTGGCTTTGGCGGGCTCCCTCTTGGGTCACCACTATTATTGCCAAGCCATTATGGTTTGTCAACATATTGCCTTCCAGTAATAGCCGGGGGTATCATCCGGGCGATGAAGTACCGGGTGCGCATCAAAGAGCTGGCCGAACAAAACGGCCTGACCCTGTATAGACTTAGCAAGCAGAGCGGCCTCCTGCCGTCTACCGTCTACGCCGTCGGCAAAGGGCAAACCTCACCGGGTCTAGACACCTTAGCAAAGCTCCACGCCGCCCTCGAGGCCCTCCTGGGGCGGGAAGTGGGGGTGGACGAGATTATTGAGGTGGTGCGGGAGTAGCTGATTGACGAGCCGCCCCTGACTGGCGCATGTCAAGCGGGGTATGATGCAACCGATGCCGTTTGTAGCGTGGCGCCTACGAGTTGCTGACCTCTTGAAGAGGGAAGGGCTATCGCGATATAGGGTGGCGAAACACATGGAGCGCCACTTCGGGGTCTCAAGCGCACACGTTTACGTGGTCCTAAACGGCAAGGCAGCCCCCAGCTGGGCGCTCCTCCAAAAGCTCCACGCCGCCCTCGAGGCCCTCCTGGGGCGGGAAGTGGGGGTGGAAGAGCTAATAGAGGTGGTGCGGGAATAATCGGCTTGGTTAAAACGGGGGCTGCTACGTTACCTCCCATGTAAAATAGAAGCCTGGAGGTGAAACATGGGTGGTCTGCTTATACTTACGGGGCTGGCGCTTATCATCTTCGGCCTTACGCGCAAGCGCGGCCAAAAATGGAAGGGGGTCCTAGGAGGAATCGTAGCTTTGCTTATAGGCACGGCCCTAACCCCAAGCACAGAACAGAATACTCAACCCGCACCAACTGCCCCCGTTGAGGGGAACTCTGTCCAGACCCCCGCGTCCGAGCCTTCAAAAGCCCCACTCGTAGCAGAACCTGGCACTACCCTCAGAGTAGGCATTTGGGCTATAACGGCTGGGCATGCAGAAACCAAGCGCCTAAAGGTCTTGGGGAACGAGTACTTTAATACCCGTGCAGATGACGGTTTCGTTTACGCCCTCGTACCTGTGAGCGTGACTAACGTAAGCAACAAGACAGATAGCCTTATATTTGTCACCTGGGCGCTCCGAGACGCTCAAGGGCGGGAATACGAAGTCGAAACGATGTCGGATATGTACCTTCCAGAAGGAACACAGCTGGACCTAGTAGACGTGCCTCCCGGAGCCACACGTAGTGGCTACTTGGTTTATCAAGTAGCGGAAGACGCCACAGGATTAACGCTTACCGTTCGAGCGGGGCTTTCCGGCGAAAAGAGCTGGAAACTAAAGTAGCGCGCCTCGCTCACGACCCCGCCCACATGATGGGGGGCGGGGTTTTTGTTAGCCGCATAGGGGGGAGTATCCCAAGAAAACAAAGACCACCTCAAAGAAGCAGGTCAAGAATAACCCCTTCCGGGGGCCCCGGGACGGGGCGTAAGCCGGGTTCTGTTTTCCGCGGTCATCTCTCTGGGACCGGTGTCGCCACCGGCCTCAAGCGGCCCATCCCGCAGGTTCTGGCGGGCCGGGCAAGCCCTTCCTGCCTACCGGGCCTTGCACCGGGTGGGGTTTGCCGTGCCGCCCCTGTTTCCAGGAGGCGCGGTGGGCTCTTACCCCACCGTTTCACCCTTGCCCGCACCGGGGGAAGCCCCGGCCGCTGGCGGTCTCTTCTCTGTGGCACTTTCCGTCGGGTTACCCCGCCCAGGCGTTACCTGGCACCCCGCCCTATGGTGCCCGGACTTTCCTCACCCAGGGGGGTTGGCCCCTGAGCGCGACCGCGCCCCCGTCCCGGGGCACCCCTATTCTACCACAGGCAAAAGCATTGAGGAAATCGCTCACGCTCCAGGACAGAAACCCGCCTGAGCGCCCTCCCGGAGAGGGAAAGACGCTGTGCACAGGAGGGAGGAAACCCGGCCTGAAAGGCCCAAAAAGGCGGGGGGAGGCCGGGGCTAAGGGGAAGGCCAGGCCACCCCCTTCCCGGGCCTTCCAGGGGGGTTACAGGGCCGTGTAAGCGCTTTCAAATCGGGGGGTGGGATGGCGGGGCGGAAGAAGGGGGGCCGGGGAGAACCCCCGGCCCCCCTGGGCCTGCCGCCCTCAGGGCTCCAGTCCCACCCGGGCGAGGAAGGCCTCCCAGGTCTCGGGAAGGGGGAAGCCGTGGGCCCGAAGCCTGGGCCCTTCAGCGAAGACCTCCCGGGCCAGGGCGAGGGCGGCCTCCCGGTCCTCCCGCGCGGCGTCCCTCAGGTACCCCCGGAAGGGGGTCCACTCCTCCACAGCGTCCAGGAGCTCGTCCGGGTCGGCCTCCTCCCCCCGGTCCAGGAGCTCCCTCACCCAGGCCACGTAGGCCCGGGCTAGGGCGAGGGGGGCGTAAGCCAGGGAGGTCTTTTGAGCCATACCACCTTGTCCCAAGGGACGTCCAGCTCGCTCAGGTCCCGCACGCTGTAGCCGGTGGCCAGCGTCCCGCTGTGGAAGGAGTATACCACGAACCAGAGGGCCTTGAGCCTGGGCCCCCGGGCCTCCTCGGGGATGAAGGAGGCGGGGGCCAGGGCGGCCAGCACCGGGCCCTGGTCCCGGGCGTAGGCGAAGAGGGCGGCCTCGGGGTGGGCCGGGGCCTCGCGGCACAGGCCCTCGTAGACCTCGGGAGGGGTGCCCGGGGCCAGGTGCCCGTCCATGACCCGCTGGGCCACGTGGAGCTCCAGGCTGGTGGCCCGCTCCCGGCCGAGAAGGGGCCTCAGCTCCTCGGGAACGGAGCGCCCCCGGCGGTTGAAGGGGGCCCGCACCATCTCCCCGGCGGCGAAGAGCCAGTCCCGAGGGGCGGGCCTCCCCTGGCCCCGGCTCTCCGCCAGGCCCCTGAGGTGGGCCCGGGCCTCGGGGAGGGCGGCGAGGGCCCGCAGGAAGGCCCGCCAGAGCTCAGGGTGGTAGTCCCGGGGGTCGGGGCTCCACTCCTCCGCCGTGGGGGGGCGGCCGAAGCCCGCCTGGGGCTCGTGGGGAGGGGGCTCCTTCCAGGCCCGCCTCTCCCCTTCCTCCCGGGTGTAGGTGACCAGGGCGGTGCGGCAGTTGTGGTGGAGGGGCGGGACGTGGGTGCGCCAGAACGGGTGGTCGGCGGGGAGGACGATCCCCGCGAGGGGCCGGCAGATCTTTGAGGTGCGCCCGTCCAGGACCACGGAGAGGCCCCAGTAGGGCCTGAGCTCCCGGGCGGAGACCGCCTCCTTCCACCGCCCCGCCCCGTAGGCCAGCTGGAGGTTGGTGCGGAAGACGGTCTCCAGGCGGTGGCGGCTCCCCTCGCCCCAGGCGTTCTTGACCCGGTCGGAAAGCTCCCTTTGGAAGTCCTCAAAGGGCCTCCCCTCTTCCAGGGCCCGGGCGAGGGCGTCCATCGTCTCCTGCACCATGTCCAGCGCGGCGAGGCCCGCCACGAAGAAGGCCCGGCGCCTCGCCTCCTCCCCCAGGGCGCGGAACTCGGGATCGGGGAGGGGAAGGCGGGCCCGGAACCAGCGGAGGGCCTCCTCGGGCCGCAGGGGGTCAGGCTCAACCGTCCAGGCCACTGTCCTGCCGCTGGGCCCATCTCCCCGCGAGCTCGGAGAGGGTGAGGGCGGCCTCCAGGAGCTGGGCGAGCTCGGCGAAGGAGATCCCGGGGAAGAGAGCGAGGAGGCGCCGCCTCAGGTCCTCGTACCCCTCGGCCTCCCCGATGGCCTGGAGGAGGGTGGAAAGCCCGGGCATGGGGGCCTTTTCCAGGAGCCTGTCCCCCAGGCCGTCCACGAAGGCCTGACCCGCCACCAGGCCCCGCTCTTTTCTCTCCTGGGGGGCGAGGAGGGGGGTGAGGACGGGGCCCTGGGGGTCGGGGGCGGGGACGCCGAACTCCTCCCGGAGCCAGGCCTCGGGGATGGAGAGGCCCATGCCCAGGAGGGTCTGGAGCACCCGGGCCCGGCTCTCCAGGTCCTTCTCCTCCTCCACCTCGGGCACCACGAAGGGGGCGAGGTCCAGGAACTCGGGGCCGAAGTTGAAGGCCACGAAGGGCTTGAAGAGGCCCTCCCGGAGGGTCTTGGCCAGGGCGCGGGCGTCGGCCCGGAGGAGGTCTATCCGCACCCGCTCGTGCACCTTGGCCAGGGCGTAGCTCCCCCCGTCCCCCTCGCTGGAGGTGAGGGTCTGCCCCAGGACCGCCTGGGCCATCTCCCGGTTCACGAGGCGGATCAGGCTCTCGTACACCTGGGGGCCCTGGCCCTTGGCCGCCTCCAGGATCTGGATCTCCGTGTCCTTGGAGATGACCCCGGCGGCGTCCGCCCCCAAGGAGCGCACCGCCTCCTCCAGCCGCCGCCGCTCCTCCTCCCCGGCGGCGGGGTCGTACCGACCGATGCGGTAAGGCTGGCCGTAGGTCTCGGCGAAGACCACCCAGTCCTTGAGGGCGTAGTGCTTGAAGAGGTAGAACCAGGCCAGGCTCCGCATGAGCCCGGCCCGGGTGGGGAGGCCCGAGCGGGCCTTGTAGCGGTGCTCTATGGCCGCTCCGAACGCGAAGGGTTCCGCCTCCCCCCGCTCCCCTACCAGGAGGAAGCGGTCGTGGGCCTCCTCGTAGGCCAGGGCCCCGGGGTGGACCCAGCGGAACTGGGCGGGCCGCCAGAGGAGGCCGTCCCACTCCCAGGCCACGGCCACCACGCTCACCCCCTGGGGGATGGCGGAGAGGAGGTCCAGCATCAGGTCCTCCAAGGGGAGGTTCCACCACACCTCCTCCAGGGCCCCGAGGACCCGCCTCCCCTGGCGGGAGGCCTCGGCGGGCTCCAGCCGCCAGTCCAGGCCGATGACGGCGAGCTTCCGGGTCTGGAGGAGGGAGAAGAGGAGGGCGTCCTTCTCCTCCATCTCCAGAAAGAGCTCCGCCTGCTCGGCCAGGTAGCCCTCGGCCCCCTCCCGGAGGATCCGGGCCAGCCGCTCGGGGGTGAGGCCGCGGGAAGGGTAGGTGGCGAAGGGTCGCCACACCGGCAGGCTTCCCCGGGCCGCCTTGGGGGGCTCCGTGGGGATTGGGCGTCCGTACTGGTCCAGGATGGGCATCAGAAGGCTCCTTTCCAGCCCGCGAAGGCCCGGCGGAGGACGCTCTTGTACTCCACGGGGCCCCTCGGGTTCTCGGCGGCGTGGAGGGCCAGGGCCAGGGCCCAGAAGCGGTCGGCGTGGCCCTTCTCCGAGCGCTCGGCGTCGTAGCGCACGTTCCCGGAAGGGGTGACGATCCGGCGCACGCTGTGGAGGTCCTCCCGGAGGGCCCGGTCCTCGGGGATGCGCACCTTGCGGTCCTCAAAGAAGAGGCGGAGGCGCTGGGCCAGGTCGGCCTTGACCTCAGGGGTGAACTTCACCGGCTCCACCTTGTAGCCGAAGGCCCGGCGGGCGTTCTCCGCCAGCATCTCCCCGAGGCCCGTGGCGTCCAAGCAGGCCCGGCGCACCTGGGGCAGGAGGGCGTGGAGGCGGGCCTCCTGCTGGGCGAAGGGAGCCCGGTGTAGCGCCTCCAGGAGGCGCACCCAGTAGACGTCTCCCACCCGCTCCAGGACCACGAAGACGGTGAGGTCCCGGTGGCGGCCCACGTCCACCCCCAGGTAGGCCTGGTCGGGGTTCCAGGGGCCCCGGGGGTCCTCCCGGGCCTCGGCCTCCAGGATGAGGCTCCAGGGCAGGAAGGCCTCCTCGGCGCTCAGGAACTCGCAGAGGTACTCCTGCTGCCAGATGAAGTCGTCCGCCAGGCCCGCGCGGAGCTCCTCGGGGTCCACGGGCAGGCCCTGGGCCACGGCGTCGTAGATGGTGACCTTGTGGCGGCTCCAGGCGGGCCCGCCCTTCTCCCAGAGCTCCCAGAACTTCCCCCGGGGGCCGTTGGGGGTGCTCATCACCCGGATCTTGAGGTCGGGCCTCCGGGTGATGATGGGGTACATGGCCGCCCAGATGGCCTCGGAGTCCTGGTGGAAGGCGAACTCGTCCAGGACCACGTTCCCCGTGTAGCCGCGGGCGGTGCGGGGGTTGGCGGGGAGGAAGATCAAGCGGGAGAGGTTGGGCAGGCGGATCTCCAGCTGGGTCACGCTCTCGCCCCCCTCGAAGAAGCGGCTCTCCATGAGGGTGGCCATCTGCCGCATGGCGTCCAGGTGGGCCTTGGCCTTCTCGGCCAACTCCCGGCTCTGCCTCTCCCCCGCCGAGAGGAGGACCCAGGTGCTCCCCCGGTGCTCCACGGCGTGGAGGGCGGCCTCGAGGGTGAGGGCGAAGGATTTGCCCGTCTGGCGGGACCAGAGGCCGATCTTGAAGCGGCTCTCGTCCCGGATCCACGCCCGCTGGTAAGGGAGGAGGTCAAAGCCCATAGAGGTCCCGCTTGATGGCCTCAATCACCTCAGGCTCAATCTCCCGCACCCGGAGGGCCTTTTCCACCTTCTCCGCCGCCTCCTGCCTGAGGGAGCGGTCTATCCGCTCCAGGGAGAGGGCCACCCGGGCCGCCTCCAACCCGAGGCGCACCACCTTCTCCGGGTCCACCTCCGCCTCCCCCAGCTCCAGCCCGTCCAGGTAGCGGAGGGCCTTGTGCACCACGATGTTGGCCAGGGCGGCGGCGTAGGAGAGGCGCTTGCCCGTGGCCTCCTCCACCGCCTCCACCAGGCGCTCCATCTGCAGCACCTGGTCCAGGGCCGGGGCTAGGTGCCGGGCGTGGCGGTGTAGGCCCGAGGGGGAGGCTTTATACCCTTGGGCCTGGAGCCAGCGGGCGATGCCCTCCAGGGTGTAGGGGCGCCCGTCCTCCTCGGTCTCCTCGCCCAGGAGCATGGCGTCTACCCGCTCCCGTACCTCGTCCGGGAGCGCGCAGACCTTGCAGAGGCGGTGCCTGCGGTAGTGGAGCTTCACGGCCGCACCCACCCCACCAGGGCCAGGACCAGGATGACCGCGAGGAGCCAGCGCTCGGTCCTGCGGTGCCTCCGCTCCTCCTCCAGTTCCTGGCGGAGCTTCCGGATCTCGGCCAGGGTCTCCTCCTGGTACCGGCGGATGGCCACGGAGATGGCGTGGAGTTCTTCCCGGACGTCCATCGTCCTTCACCGCGGCAGGAGGACCCCGGCATCCCGGATGGACCCCTCCACCAGGTCTATGCCCTTCTCGGTGAGCCGGACCACGCGGAACTCCCCGTCCTCGTCCCACTCGGCCCGGACGTAGCCCTTCTCCTGGAGGTAGCGCACGGCGGCGTTGAGCTCAGGACGGGCAGGGAGGATGTGGGAGTACTCTAGGGTCCTCACCAGGACCCCCCTGGGCATGGCGTAGGGGTCCGCCACGTTGAGGGGCGACTCAGTTCCCATCGCGTGCAGGTAGAGCACCTGCAGCACGGCTCCCCGGATCAGCTTCGGACGGTTTGGATCGCGAAACATCGCACCTCCTCAGGGGAAGAGCTTGTGGACGGGCAGGCCCATCATGGCGCCGACAATGGCCAGGAGCAGGGCCAGGACCAGCCAGAGACGCGGGTTGGCCCAGAGGGAGCTGGGGCGGTCCCGCTCCGCCCGCATCCGGGTGTAGATCCGGAGGGCCAGGAGCTCCTCCCGGTAGACGCGGAGCCTCTCCTCGGGCACGCCCTGGTGGGCCAGCTCGTCCACGAGACCTTCCACCACGCGCATAAGCCCGTCCACGCGCTCGTCCACACGCCCCCCTCCCAAAAGGCCTACCCCCTGGGGCTTCCCCAGGGGGCACTTTTGGCACTCTAGCCTTATTTTAGCCCTGAGCTTGGTCCTTGTCTAGCGGGATAACGGCGCAAAGCCGCGTCAGGCGCAGGAAGACCTCCAGGGTGTCCTCCCCTACCCCATCCGCGCGGCGGAAACGGCCTGTGATGGCGTGCCAGTAGAGGAGCCTCCGGGCTCGGCCCAGGCCGAGGTAGGCCTCGAGGGCCTGCCTCTCCCCCAGGCTCAGACCCCGGAGGAAGGCCTGGTAGGTCTCCCGGTAAAGCCTGAGCTCGTGCGGCGGATCCCCGGCGGGGGAACGGGGCACGTAGACCGGGAGAAAGGCGGGGTGGGAAGGCCCCCCGGCGTAGACCCGGGGACGGCCCGCCCCCCGGGGGGCCGGGTCCTGAGGAGCGAGCTCCACCCAGCGGGCCTCCCCGTGGGCCACCCGCCAGAGGGCCAGGGCCAGGAAGTTGGCCCGCCAGAGTTCCAGGTCGCGTTCAGCCACGTTCCGCCCTCCTCAGGGTCCACCCCTCCTCCGAACGGACCACCACCCCGGAGTCGGCCAGGGCGTTCAGCCGAACGTGGAGGGTGGACTTGGACATCCCCGTTCGGCGGGCCAGCTCGGAGAGGGAAAGTGGGGCGTTCGCCGAACGGAGGACCTGGAGAATGGCGAGCCCCCGTTCGTCCAGCGAAACCTCCAGGGAGCGTTCGGTCTCCACCTTGCGCTCCTTCAAGTGCAGGCGGGCCTCCCGTTCGGCGGCCCCGTTCGGCTCCCAGACGGGGGCGTGGAAAGGGGGTTCGGCGTTCGGCCTACCCCGTTCGGCCCCGGGTTCCAGCCGTTCGGCGTTCGGCCCAGGGCGTTCGGCCCCTTCCTCCAGGCGTTCGGCGTTCAGCCTACCCCGTTCGGCCCCGGGCTCCAGCCGTTCGGCCGCCCTCCGAACGGACCCCTCCCCCTCCCGAACGGCGGCTCGGGGGCGTTCGGCGGGGGTCAGGGGGTGCCGAACGAGCTCCCCCACCACCTTCCCCACAACCCAGGTCCCCACGGGAACGAAGAGGCTCATGGCCAAGGTCTCCCAGATGGGAAGCTCGGGGGCCGCCCGGCGCATGGAGAGGGCGTTTCCCATCCACACCAGGAGCAGAGCGGCCAGGGCCCCGCCCGAGGCCCAGGAGGAGCCCCGGAGGAGGGAGTTGGAGAGGAGGGAGAGAAGGAAGGCCGTGAACTCCAGGCTCCCCGCCAGGCCCCAGGCCAGCCAAGGGGGAAGCTCCCCCAGGGAAAGGGCGTACCACTGGGCCAGGTGGCCCGCGCTCATGGCCAGGGTGCTCAGATAGGCCAGAATCAGCAGTCCGATCAACGCGTTCCTCATAGCTTCAGCTCCCGTTCCAGCTCCAGGACCAGCTTGAGGACCCGGTAGCGGCCCTCCTCCACCGCCCGAAGGCGCCGGGCCAGGGCCGCCTCCCGGGCCCGAAGGGCTTCCAGCTCCCGCTCAACCTCCGTCAGCCTGCGCAAAGCCCCCCGAAGGACCTCGCCCGCCCGCTCCACCTCCAAGAAGGCGCCGCGGGAGGCGGCCTCGTAGGCGTGCATGAGGATGGCGTCCAGGGCCTCCTCGGGGGTCATGCCACCTCCAACGGCTGCCACATCCAGTAGAGGCGCTCGCCCGAGCGGCCGTACCAGACCAGCCCCCCGGGCACCTGGATGTAGGCCTTCAGGAGCCCGACCGGGGGGCAGTAGGGGGTCCCCGCCCCCGCCACGCCGAAGAAGGCGGGGACCCCCTTCTCGGTCCTGGCCAGGCGGCGCTCCACTTCCTCCACAAAGCGCGTCCAGTCCGTCATACCCACCTCCACACCAGGGCCAGGAAGACCCCCAGGAGGCCCACCAGGCTGGCGAAGAGGGCCAGGCCCACGGAGGCCCCCTCGGGGAGGTCCTCCCGGCGGGTCAGGGCCAGGTAGCCCAGGAGGGCCAGGAGGCCCACCTGGGCGGCCAGGACGTAGATCAGGACCAGCTTGAAGAGCATCACGGGCTTCCTCCCTGGGGGTCACGCCTCCGCCGCCTCGTCCGCCGCCTCCTCGCTGGGGTACACCGTGCCCACGTACCGGCCGTTGAGCCTGACCTTCACGGGCACCCCGTAGTCGTTGGCGAGGTCCTGGGCGTGGGCGGCCACCCACAGCAGGTCCTCGTTCTCGGGGAAGCTGTCCAGCACGTTGCCGGAGGCCACGAGCACGTAGCCCCGCCACGCGGCCCGGTCCTCCAGCGCCCGCGCCCTCAGGACCTGCCAAAGTAAGAACCGAAGCGCCTGCATAGGGCCTCCTCTACCTCCTCCGGGTCCCAGCCCCAGTCCAGGGCCACCAGGACCTCGCCCCGGAAGAGGGCCAGCGTCCAGCGTCCCCGCTCGTCGCGGTACGCGTAGACCTCCAGCTCCCCCACCCGGCGCGGGTAGCGCGAAGGGAAGCCCGCCAGGAAGGCCAGGACCTCATCCTCTCCCTCCATCGCCCACCTCAAAGAGGCTGGGCTGGCGCCAACGGGGCGCCCGGTGCTTCTGCCAGTGGGCCCAGGCCTCGTCCAGCCCCCGCACCGCCGCGTAGAGCTCCTCAATGCGGGAGACCAGGCTCTGGCGGAAGGCCCGGAACTCCTCTTCCTTGTCCGCCACCTTGTAGACCTCGTCCCCCGCGGGGTTTTCCGCCACCACCACGGGGAGGATGCCCCGCTTGCGGAGCTCGGCCATGATGGCCCGGCCCCGGCGGTCCCCCCCGAACTGACGCTCAAAGTCCGCCCGGGCCACGCCCCACTCCCCCCGCTTCAAGAGCAGTTCCGCCGCGGCCCGCAGGTCGCCTTCAGAGATCTCCACCTTCACGCTCCACCTCCCCCGCGAGCCGGTCCGCCAGGGCCAGGACGGCCTCCTCAGGGGTGAGGCCCCGGCCCTCCTCTCCCAGGGCCCGGGCGGTGTAGCCCTCGGGGTGGGTGGCCAGCTCCACCCGGGCCCCCAGGCGCTCCAGGAGCCTCAGGGTCAGCCAAACCGCCCGCCGCCTGGGCACCGCCCCCTCCAGGAGCTCCTCCAGGCTGGCCAGGGTGATGTAGCTTTTGCGCCCCATGCGCACCACCCGGAGGAGGCCCCGCCGCATGAGGTCTTCCACCGCCGGGCGGCCCACCTCCAGGAGGGCGGCCACCTGGTTTGGGGTGAGGAGGGCCTTCCCGTCCAAGCCCAGCTCCTTCAGGCGCTCGCGCAGGCTCACGCCACCTCCTCCACGGCCACGGGCCGGGCCTCCAGCACCCGCCAGCCCGCCATGACTTCCAGGGCCCTGGGCTCGGCGTAGGGGCCCTCCCACTGGCGGAGGGGGCGGAGGTAGAACATGACCCCGCCCCCGTCCCACTTCAGGAACACCGTCCCCTCCCCCGTAAGCCCCCGGATGCGCAGGCGGTAGGGGGTGCCGGGGTCGGCCCGGAGCTTGCGGATGAGGAACCTATGGTCCACGGCGCACCTCCACCCAGGCCCGGGAAAGGTGAGGGTCGCACCGCCAGCAGAAGATGTCGTCGGCGATGCGCCCCGTGCCCCCGCAGAGAGGGCAGGGCCGGAGGCGAAGGGCCGCCTCCTGGGCCTCCGCCTCGTCCCGGTAGAGCTGGGCCAGGAAGGCCTGGCCGTGCCGCTCCGCCAGCCTGGCCCGCTCCCGAAGCTCCCCCGGGGTGAGGCCGTAGCTGCGGATGGTGTCCAGGGCGCTCTTGAAGGGCCGCTTCACGGGCACTCCACCCCCTTCATCCGGTGCGGGTGGGCCAGCACCTCCCGCGCCTTCTGGTCCGACTCCGCCTCGGCGGCCAGGCGCACCGCCAGGGCCCGGCGGGCCAGCCGGGAGAGCTCCCCCAGGTCCACGGCCTCGGTGTCCCGCGCCTCGTTGGCCGCCCGCACCATGTCCCGGGCCAGGTCGTAGAGGGCGTAGGCCACCCGCAGGTGCCGGGGAAGCCCCTCCTCCGCCAGCTCGTCCACCAACTCCTCCAGCTTGCTCCTAGGCTTCTTGTTCATCCCTAACCTCCCTCCGGCGGAGCCACTCCAGCTCCGCCTCCGCCAAAATGGCCTGGATCCCCCTTCCCGCCTCCTCCAGGGGGCGGGGGCGAACCCCCCGGAGGGCTTCCACAAGGGCGGCCCGGACCTCCGGGTCCTCCCTGAGGAGCCGAATGAGCTCTTCCCGCGTCATCAGTTCCCTCCCCGGGGCGCCGGGGGCTTCGCCCCGAAGAGCCCCGCCGCGAGGGCCGCCTCCAGGGCCTCCGCGTGCCGGGCCACCAGCGCCCCGTAGACCGCCTTTCGCTCGTGCTCCAGGACCTCAAGCTCCACCTGGAGCTTGTCCAGCTGGGTTAAAATCTGCTGCAGCCTCTTTTCCGCCTTCTGCCACTCCAGGTCCTGGGCGAGGAGCACCCTGGTGCGGGCCTGGCGCTCCCGCTCCGTCTTGCCGGGGGCCTCGAGGTAGGCCTGGGCCTCCCGGGCCTCCATCCACCGCTCCAGCTCCCGCCTCTCCGCCCGGAGCGCGGTCATCTGCCGCTTCACCTCCCCGATGAGCCCGGGGAGCTCCAGAATGCGCATGACCAGGCGGGCGGCCTCGAGGGGGTAATCAACCCTGTTCACGAAGGGCCTCCTCAGCCAGCTCGTTGGTCCTCTCCATCGAGGGGACTTCAACCACCAAAACGCGCCGAATGACTTGGCTATACCTCCCCGTGCTGATGTGTATCTCCGGGCGCACTTCTATCACCCTCACGTGAGTAACTTCTCCCATTTGAGAAGAAGGGCGCAGGTCGCGGATTTGAAGGAAGGTGTCCTCCTCAATCCAGCTCAGGTCCTTGGGGATGATGGCGATGGGGTTACGAGGCCAGGTGCCGTCTTCCGTCAGGTAGATGTAGGTGGCCTCGTACCGGACGGGCGGTATGCCCTCCTGGAGCTTCCGAAAGGGCTTCTTCACCGCCCACCCCCCGCGAGGTTCAGACGGCTCGCCACCCGGCGCACGTGGGCCGGGGTGAAGGCGGCCTTAGTGAGGCCCCGCTCGCTGCTCCACTGGACCACCCGGTCCATCTGCCGCATGAGCCGCACGATGTCCCGCAGGATCCCCCCAGTGAGGGTGTGGACCTCGGCCAGGGTCTCCTGGGAGTAGCCGGAGTTTTCGTAGATGGCCTGGGTCTCCTGGAGGGAAATGGGGCCTATGCGGGCCACGGTGCCGATGCGGCTCTCAATGTCCCGGTGGCGCCGGATCTGTCCCTCAAACTCCTCCGAGGTGATGAGGACGAAGGAGCTCCCGGTCTCGTCCGCCAGGTACTTCACCGTCTCCAGGGTTGGGCGGTCCAGGAGCTGGGCCTCGTCCACGAAGATCACCCTGGGGCTCATGAGGAGGGCGTCCCGCACCATGCTCAGCAGGACGCGGAACGTCTTGGTGCGGGTGATGCGGAGCTCCACCGCCAGATCCTCCAGGAGGGCCGCCGGAGAGTAGCTGGGCTGGGCCCGCACCCAGGGGGCCTCGTGCTCCCGGGCCCAGTAGCGGCAGGTGAGGGTCTTCCCCACCCCCGCCGGGCCCACCACCAGGGCCAGGGGGAAGCCCTCCTGGGCCACCAGGTGGAGGTGCCCCAAGAGGGCCTTCGCCCCCTCCGTGGGGATGAACCCGTCCCGGGGGTCCTTCCAGAGCTCCGCCTCCCCCATGACGATGCCCAGGGCCTCGTCAATGAGGGCCAAGGTCTGGTCGCCGTTCGCCTTCCTTCCCATGCGCTACCTCCTATTCCTCCTCGCCCCGGGGCAGCAGGCCGCGCTCCTTTAGCCACTGCTCCCCCAGGGCGATGGGGTCCAGAACCAGGTCGTCCTCCAGCTCGGCGGCGAGCTCCTCCGCCCCGCGGGCGATCTCCTCCGGGGAAGGGGCAGGGAGCTCCTGGGCCCGGAGGGTGATGCGCTCCCGCCGGGGCAGGGGGGCGAGGCCGGAGAGGCGCTCCAGCATGTCTTCCAGCCGCATGGCGGGGGAAAGCTCCTCCACCAGGCGGCGCGCCTCCTCCTGCAGGGCCCGGATGGCCGCCCGGTCGGCCGCCCGCTTGGCGCGGGCCTCGAGGCTGTCCGCCCGCAGGGGCTCGGGAAGGAGCTCCCCGAGGACCTTGAGGGTGCCGTCCGGGTTTCGGAGGGCCACCCGCAGGGGCTGGCCCGGGAGGACCTGCACGTCCAGGACCACCACCTTCTGCCCCTGCCAGGGCAGGAGGCTCCCGTGGCGGGGGTCCAAGTACCAGGTGCGGCCCCGGTACTGCACGGTGCCGTTCCCCCGCACCACCCGCTCCACCTGGTAGGCCGCGGCCAGGTAGAGGTCTTCCAGGCGGTACTCCGCGAGGCGGTGCCGGGGGACGAAGGCCCGGAAGAGGTCCAGGCGGCTGAGCCCGTCCTCAAGGGGCTCCCGGTGCCAGGTGCCGAGGAGCCACTGCAGGGCGCGGGCCTTGTACTCCTCCTCCAGGAGGAGGCGGTCGGGGTAGGGGTCCCGCTCGGGAGGCATCCCCTCCGCCACCCAGCGCCGGGTGTTCTGGAGGAGGCGGCGGAGCTCGGAGGAGTCCCGCTCCGTGGCGTCCGAGCCCGCGTAGCCGGGGAGCAGGGCCTCAAAAGTCTGGTGGAAGGCCCCGAAGAAGCGCTCCACCTTCCCCCGGGTGTGGGAGACGTGGGGCCGGGAGTAGACGAGCTCAATCCCCAGGGTGCGGGCCCAGTGCTCCGACTTCTCTGAGCGGTAGACCTTGCCGTTGTCCCAGTAGATGCGCTCGGGCACGCCCCGGACGTCCCAGTCAGGGACGAGGGGCGTCTTGTCCTGGGTCATGAGGATGAGGAGCTGGTCCGTGGGGACCTGGCTCTCCTCCCGGCTGAAGACGAGGGAGGGCACCGCCCCCGAGTAGACGTCCAGGGCCACGTGGATGCGGAGGCGGACCATCCGGTCCTCCTCGGGGAGGTAGACGAAAACGTCGCACCTGGTCATGTCCACCATGACCATCTGCATGGGGTACTCGGCCAGGACGTGCCCCGCCCAGGTGCGGGCGAACTCCCGCCTCCCCTCCTCGGAGAGGAGGGCGTAGCGGAAGGCGGGGTTCTCCTCGGCCTTCCGCAGGATGCGCCGCACCGTGGCCTCGGAGAGCCGGAACAGGGTTTCGGTGGAGTAGGGCCGGTAGAGGAGGAGGCCCGGGTCGTTGGCCTCCACGATGCGCAGGATCCTCCGGGCGCTCGCCCGGGGGTGGGCGAGCTTGAGACCCACCACGAGCTTCCTCAGCTCCGCGGGCACCCGGTGAGTTCCCCGGTCCCGCCGAGGGCGCCGTGCATACAGGAGTTGCCCCGCTTCATAGCGGCGGAGGAGCCGGGCCAGGTAGTTGGGCGTGACGCCGAGCCGCTGCGCCTCCTCCTTGATGAGGTCCCACTTGAGCCCCCGGGGGAGGTCCCGGGCCTCCGCGGCGATCCGGGGGAGGTGGGCCTCGAGGGCGGGCTGGGAGGCGGAGGAGGCCTCCACGGGCCGGGGTTCAGGGGGGGCCTCCCGCCCCAGGGCCAGAGCCAGGAGGTCGGCGTCCACCAGGGTGCGCCAGGTGCGGCCGTGCTTCTCCTTGCGGGTGGGAATGCCGTGGCGCTGAATGAGCCTCCACGCCGAAGCGCGCGAAACTCCCAATCTTTCCGCGGCCTCATCTACGGGAAGCCAGGACATCGCTTTCCTCCTCCATCAGATCCTCTACACCAACCCCCAGGGCCCTTGCGATTTTTAGCAACGTGGCCGCAGATGGCCTAGTTCTAGCCCCGGAAAGCAACATCGCTATATGGCCGCTTGACAGACCGGTCACTCGGGCTAGCTCCGCCTGCGTAAGGCCCCGGTCAGCCATCAGCTTTTGCATCATGCGAGGTGAAAAGCGGTGCTTTACTCTCATCTGAGAGAATGCTAGCATCCTTTTCGTGAGTAAGTCAAGGGCCACTCCCTTGACTTTGGGGTCATAAGGAGAGAAGCACATCAACCTTAGGGGCACTCTCCGCCCCTGGAAGGGCCTCGGGCTCAGGAGGGGAGAAGAAATGGGACGGACTAGAACAAAGGAAGCCCTAGAAGGGCCGTTCGCCAAAGAAATCATCAAGAAGATGAAGGAAATGGGATTTCGCAAACTTGAAGAGTTCGCCGACTACTACAATATCGGAAGGACCACCGTCTACAGCCTGGTCATCGGAAGAAAGATCGGGGACAAGTACATCAAGCCGAGCCTTGACACCCTTACCAAGCTTTCCCTTGCGCTAGAAATCCCGGTAGAACAGCTCATTGAACGGCTTTACCCGGAAGGCTCCTTCCTTACAAAGAAAGAGGTGGGAGTTCCTATTATCGGCTACGTAGGCGGCGGCCCCTCCCAGCTGGAGGAGATTGAGGAGCGCACCGTCCCCGTGCGGGTCAAGGGGGACGCCCGGCACCTCGTGGCCTTCAAGGTGCGGGGCAACTCCATGTGCGCCGGGAAGCGCCCCATCTGCGATGGGGACATCGTCATCGTCAACACCGAGGACAAGGGCCACCCCGGGGCCATCGTGGTGGCGCGGCTGGACGGGAACAGCTACGTGGTCAAAAGGATGGGGCCGGATGGCACCCTGTACTCCACCAACCCCGAGGAGCCCAACGGCCCTCCCGTCATCCCCGTGGACCAAGTGGCCGAAATCGTGGGCCGGGTGGTGGAGGTGCGGAGCAAGCTGGATTGACAAGGACCAAGCTCAGGGCTAAAATAAGGCTAGAGTGCCAAAAGTGCCCCCGGGGAAAGCCCGGGGGCAAAGGCGTTTAGGAGGGAAGCGTGCTGAAAGCCCTGCGGATCGTCTTCGCCGCCACCGCCCTCGCGGTCCTGGTGGTGGAGGACCTCATGGACGGAGTCCCAGGCATCCAGAAAAAGGAGGAGGCCCTGAAGCGGGTGAAGGAGCTGGTGGTTTCCATCATCGGCTTCTGGCCCGCCTGGCTCCCGGACTCGGTGGTGGGCTGGGTCATTGACACGGTGGTGGCCATCTTCAACCGGGACGGCACCTTTCGCAAAGGCGCGGGCCCTCAAAGCGCCCCCGCCGGGGCCTGAAGCCCCCCGGTGGCCCCTCTCCCCGGAGACGGCCAGGCTGGAGAACCGAGCCTACTGGGGCGTGGTCCTGAGGAGGCCCTATGCCGAGTTTGACCGGCTTCCCCAAGAATACCGATACCTCCACCCCGACCTTTTCCGGCACGCTGCGCGCCGCCTTGGCCGAGGCGCCTAGCCGCATCCCCCTCCACCCCTTCGGGGAGTTCGTGGGGAACGGCACCGTCTTCCTCTACGACGAGGAGAGCCTGCAGGCGGCCCTGCGGGACCTGGCCGAGCGGGGCGTGCCCTGGGTCCTGGACTTCCACCACCAGACGGTGCGGGTGGAGGAGGGCCAGGGCCAGGAAGCCCCGGCGGCGGGCTTCATCACCGGGCTGGAGGTGGGGGATGACGGCTTCGTCTACGGCCTGGTGGAGTGGTCGGAGACGGGACGGGAGAGGGTGAGCCGGGGGGAGTACGCCTACGTGAGCCCTGTCTTCTACTACGACCCCCGGCCCGACGAGCTGGGCAGGTACCGGGTGCTGGGCTACCACTCCTTCGCCCTCACCAACAACCCCGGCATCCGGATGCAAAAGCGCATAGAAGCGGAGGCGGACATGCTGGAGAAGCTCAGGCAGGCCCTGGGGCTCCCGCCCCAGGCCACGGAGGACGAGGCCTTCCAGGCCCTGGAGAGGACCCTGGCCGAGGCCCGGGTGGGCCGGGTGGTCCTGGAGGTGGGCCTGGGGGCCGAGGACGAGACGGAGCTGAAGGCCAAGCTCCTCAGGCTCCTGGCGGCCCAGGACGCCCTGGCGGAGCTGGAGAGGACCCGGGCGGAGCTGGAGGCCCTTAGGGCCGAGACCCGGGAGGAGAAGGCCCAAGCCCTGGTGCGGGCCGCCCTGGAGGAGGGGCGCATCCTGCCCCACCAGCGGGAGTTCTGGCTGGCCCAAGCCCGGGCCGATCTGGAGGCCGCCCGCAAGGCCCTGGAGGGGATGCCCCGGCTGGTGCCCACCAGCCTGCCCCGGGCCGAGGCCCCCAGGGCCCCCCTGGAGGAGGACCCCGCCGAGCGGCTGCGCCGGGCTCTGGGCGTGAAGGACGAGGCATGGAAGAAGTGGGGGTAGCGTATGTTTGACACCGAGCGCTGGCTAGACGAATACCTGATCGCCCTGCCGGTGAAGGCGAACGCCGTCATCCGGCAGGGAGCGCTGGTCATGGTCTCGGGGGGCTACGCCGAAGAGGCCGGGCCTGGCACCGGGCGGATTGCGCTGGGCGTGGCCCAGGAGACCGTGGACAACACCGGGGGCGCCGACGGGGCCAAGGAGGTCCTGGTGCGGCGCGGGGTGTTCCGGTTTGAGAACGACCCCGCCGACCCGGTGGGGCCCACGGAGCTGGGGAAGGACGTCTACGCCACCGGGCCCAACACCGTGGCCAAAGGTGGCACGGGCCGCTCCAAGGCGGGCCGGGCCCTCCGGGTAGACGGAAGCTACGTCTGGGTGGAGGTGTGGTGATGCTGCTCAACAGGGAGAATCTCAACGCCCTCTCCCGCTCCCTCCGGGCCCTGGTCTTCCAGGCCCGGGAGGAGTACCGCCCCTTCTGGAACAGGATCGCCCTGGAGTCCAGGACGGAAGGGCGGGTGGGGGTCTACACCTGGCTGGAGGACTTCCCCACCATGCGGGAGTGGAAGGGGGAGCGCCAGGTCCAGAACCTGAGCCTCAAGACCATCAACCTGGAGAACGCCGACTGGGAGATGACCTTCGCCATCGCCCGCAAGGACGTGGAGGACGACCTCCTGGACCAGGTGGGCGCCAACGCTCGCGAGTACGCCTTCCGCTGGGCGCAGCACGACGACTACCTGGTGACCCAGCTCCTCCTCAAGGGCTTCAGCGCCCAGGGGCCTGACGGCGCCAACTTCTTCGGCACCCACCGGGTGGGCAAGAAGAACTACCAGAACGCCGGCACCAACCCCCTCACCCGTGAGAGCTTCCGGGCCGCCCTGGCCGGGATGCGCAGCCTCCAGGACAGCCGGGGCTACCCCCTGGGCTTCTTCCTGGACCGCCCGCTCCTCATCGTGGGCCCCCAGCTGGCCCCCACCGCCACGGAGATCGTGGGGGTCCAAACCCTGCCGAGCGGGGGGGCCAACCCCGACTACGGGGCGGCCGAGGTCGTGGTCAACCCGTGGCTGGTGGACAGCTACGCCAGCTACTGGTTCCTGGTGGACGGCTCGCGGCCCATCAAGCCCCTCATCCTGCAGCGGCGCATGGACCCCGAGTGGGTGGCCAAGACCGACCCCGAGGACGACCACGTCTTCCGCCACAACGAGTTCGTTTTCGGCGTGTACGAGCGCAAGGCCGTGGGCTACCTCTACTGGCAGCTGGCCTACGGCTCCACCGGCGCCGGCTCCTGATGATCACCCTAGAGGACCTCCGCCACGCCCTCCCCCTGGACACCCTCCTCTACCTGGTGGACGAGGAGGGGGCGGGGGTCCTCACCCCGGAGGGGGAGGCCCGGGCCCAGGCCGCCCTCAGGGAGGCCTGGGGCGAGGTGGAGAGCTACCTGGCCCAGCGCTACGCCCTCCCCCTCCCCGCCCTGCCCGAGGTGCTGCGGGCCAAGGCGCTGGACATCGCCGTCTACCGGCTCGCCCTCAGGCGGGGCATCCGACCCGGCACCGCCGACGAGGTCCTCCTCCAGCGGTACCGGGACGCGGTGGCCTTCCTCAAGGACGTGGCCCTGGGCAAGGCCAGCCTCCCCCTTCCCCCAGCCTCCGCCCCGGCCCAGCCCAAGGGCGGGGCGAAGGTCCGGGGTACACGGATCTTTAGCCGGGAGAGCCTGGAGGACTTCTGATGGGCGTGCGGCTCAAAGGGGACTGGCAGGACCTCCACCGGCACCTCCACCGCCTCTCCGGGGGCGTCCCCGAGGCGGTGAAGCGGGCGGTGGCCGAGGGCATCCACGCCCGCACCCAGCGCCGCTTTGAGGAGAGCCGGGGGCCGGACGGCCGGCCCTGGCCGCCCCTCTCCCCGGCCACCCTCCTCGGGGAGGTGGGCCGGGACCGCGCCAAGGGAGGCCTCTCCGCCCGGGCCCAGCGGCGCGTGGCCCTGCGGAAGCCCCTCATCCGCACCGGGCGCCTCCGGGCCTCCATCGCCTGGAAGGTCGCGGGGAACGCCATCGCCGTGGGCACCAACCTGGTCTACGCCGCCATCCACCAGTTCGGGGGAAGGGCGGGCCGGGGGAGGAAGGTGCGCATCCCCGCCCGGCCTTTCCTGGGCCTCACCGAGGAGGACCGCCAAGAGGCCGAGGCCCTCCTCCTGGAGTGGCTTTCCCGGAGATGACCGCCCCTGTGCTCGCCTACCTCACCGAGGCCTGCGTCCACGCCGGGCTACCCCGGACCCGGGTCCTCGTGCGCCGGAGCCGCGAGGAGGCCTACCGGACGGTGCCCGCCGCCCTCCTCGCCCTAACCTCGGGGAGCCTGCGGCGGGACGGGAGCCGGGTACAGGTGGGGCCCGAGCGCACCACCCGGACCCTGTATCGCGGGCTCGTGCGGGCCCGCCTGGAACTCTATGCCCGAAGCCAGGAGGAGCTGGACCGCCTCCTGGTGGGGGTACTCCTCTATCTCTGGCACACCCCCTTGGAAGCCGGGGGGTCCTATCAGGCCAAGCTGGACGAGATCGCCCTTTCGTATCAGGACGAAGAGGGCTTCCTCCTCCCCGAGAACGGGCTCGCCCTGGAGATCCCCGTGGAGGTCTACCTCCTGGAGGGGGTGGACTGGGTGCCCGTGGCGGTGGAGGTGGAAGGGCTCGTAGAGGAGGTGTGACATGCCCAAGGAGACCAAGGAAGTGGAGGACAAGGAGATCACCCAGCCCGACCCCACCGTGGAGGAGCTCGCCGAACTCCTCAAGGTGGAGCCCTGGGCCCTGGCGGGCCTCCGGGTGCGGATGGGCTGGGCCGTGGGGACCCGGGTCTCCCGGGCCCAGTTTGAGCGGGCCCTGAGGGAGTTCCTCCAGGGGCCCACCGTCAAGGAGTAGGAGGTGAAGCGTGGCTAGACTGCCAGGAGTATACCCCGAGATTCAGGACGGGGGCCTGGGCATCGTGGCCCCCAGCGGGGACGGCCAGCGGGTGGTGGTGGGGGTCTCCTCCAAGGGGCCCGTGAACCAGGTGGTGGGCCTCTCCGACCTCTCCCAGGTGCCCACCCTCCTCGGCACCGGCCCCCTGGCCCGGGCCGTGGCCGACCAGCTGGCCTACGGAGGCGGCCAGGTCTACGCGGTGCGGGCCGCGGGGGACATCGCGGGCAGCGTCACCGCCGGCACCGAAAACCCCGCCTCCCCCGCCGTGAGCGTGAGCGGAAGCCCCCTGGACGCCTACGAGATCGTGGTGCGGATCGTCCGGGGCGGGGCCGTGGGCACCGCCACCTTCACCTACAGCCTGGACGGCGGGGACACCGTGAGCGCCGAGATCGTCACCGCCGCGAGCTACGACCTCCCCGGCACCGGGCTCACCTTGAACTTCGGCACCGGCACCTACACCGCGGGGGCGGTCTACCGCTTCCAGGCCACCGCCCCCAGGGCCAGCGTCTCCAGCGTCCAGGCCGCCGTGCGGGAGGCCCTCAACGCCCCCATCCTCTACGAGTACATCCAGGTGGCCCAGCCCACAGACGCCGCCATGTGGGCCGCCCTGGACGCCCTGGCCACGGAGGCGGAGGGCCGGTTCCGCTACATCTGGTTCCTCACCGAGACCGCCGCGCCGGGCAACGACGTGGACGCCTGGGTGAACGCCAGGCTCGCGGAGAAGGCCAACTTCACCTCCAAGCGGGTCATGATCGTGGCCGCCTGGGGGGAAGTGGTGGACACCCTCAGCGGGAGGCTGGAGGTCCAGAGCCTGGCCGCCCGGGTGGGGGCCCGGATCTCCAAGAACCGGGTCCACGTCTCCCCCGCCTGGGTCCAGCTGGGACCCCTCCCCGGCGTGGTGGCCGTGGCCCCCTTCGTGCTGACGGACTACGGCAAGAAGAGCCTCTTCAACAACGCCCACGCCCTGGCCCTGGACACGGCCGGCTTCACCACCGTCTACCGGCTCATCGGGCGGGACGGGGTCTACCTGGTGGACGGCCGCATGGCGGCGCCCCCCACCAGCGACTACCTCATCGTCCAGAACCGGAGGGTGATGGACAAGGCGGTCACCCAGGTCCGCCAGGCCCTCCTGGACTTCGTGCAGTGGCACGTGGACCCCACGGACCTGAACGCCTCCCTGGCCAGCCTCATCGCCCGGGCCAACACCCCTCTCCGGGTCATGCAGTCCCTGGGAGAGATCGCCCGTGGCCGGGTGGTGGTGCCCCCGGGCCAGGACATCCTGGCCTCCAGGACCCTCCTCCTGCAGGTGCGGGTCGTTCCTCTGGGCTATCTCAGGGAGATAACCTTGGACATCGGCTTTGAGAACCCCTTCCTGGCCCAGGCCAAGGCGTGAGGAGGTAAAACATGCCCATCAACGGCCGCTACTATGACTGGGAGCACATCAGCATCCAGGTGAAGGGCGTGCCCCTGGCCGACGTCCTCTCCATTGACTACGAGGACTCGGAGAAGGTCAACGCCATCTTCGGCAAGGGGCGCACGCCCAGGGGCTACACCAAGGGGAACTGGGAGGGCTCGGGGAAGCTCACCCTCCTCCGCGAGGAGTACGACCGCCTCCGGGCCGCCGCCCCCGAGGGGAACGTCTACAAGCTTGACCCCTTTGACATCGTCATCTCCTACGACAAGGGCAACGGCACCGCCGTCACCGACACCCTGAAGGACTGCCTCTTCACCAAGCGCTCCTTCGGCGGGGTGGAGCAGGACACGGAGCGGATCACCGTGGAGCTGGAGTTCGTGGTGCTCGGGGAGATCCAGCACGGCTAG